AACTAAAAGGCGGTCAGAAGAAGTTAGATGCTGACAAAGATGGCGATATCGAAGCTGACGATCTAGCAGACTTACGTGCTAAGAAAGTTGATGAAGAAATCGTTGACGAATGCGGAATGGATATGCCTATGCCAATGAGCAGTCCTAAGCAACAAGACAATGTTAGTATGAATGTTAGTATGAACGGCAGCGGCGCAGGCGGCATCCGTGACTTGATGGATATTTTACGTAATCTAGAAGATGGTCCAAGTGACGGCATGGATGACGAAATGGCTGTTATCGTTGACAAGATGTCCGGCGACGAAGGCGACCAAGACGTACCGTTAATTGGTATGGACGAAGCAGAAGCTGGCGGCTTTGATCAAGCTACTACTGCACCTGACGAGATGTATGCAGATGCTGCCGCAGTTACTCCGACTGGAGACGACTTGCATAGCAAAGGTGCAGAACGTCCAAAAGTCAACGGCGGCGGAAATCCGTATGCAATGACTATGGAAACATTAACCAACAGACTTAGCAACTTATATCAAGAAGTTAAAAGTCGTTAATAGGATCTAATCCTACTCAAAGAGGCCCTGGTGGCCTCTTTTTTATTGTAAATAACATATGGCAAGTAAATCACTAGATGGCGTCTTAACCAAAAAAGCGCACACCCGAGAATCGTTCACTGAATCACATATTCAGGATCTTCTCGCATGTTCGGATCCTAATACGGGATATCATTATTTCTGTAAGAACTACTTTTACATTCAGCATCCTGTTAAGGGTAAAATGTTGTTTGAACCATTTGAGTACCAAGAACGATTATTAGATGCGTATCATGGACACAGGTTTAATGTAAACATGTTACCTCGTCAGATGGGCAAGACAACCTGTGCTGCTGGATATCTATTATGGTACGCAATGTTCCATCCAGATCAGACTATCTTAATTTCAGCACACAAGTTTACAGGCTCACAAGAAATCATGCAGCGTATTCGTTA